CTGATTTCTATTTACAGGAAGAACCATCTCGTTATTGCGCTTCTTTGCTCGTGTTCCAGAGATTGCCATGAGATTTCCACGACCGATTTGGGAGAGTGCTGTTCTCATATCAAATTCACTTGGCTCATATCCACCAGATGTCGGCCAGTCGCCACGAGATGCAAGACCTTGAACGGAAACTGCTGGGTTTCCAACAACAGCGATTTCTGGTGTTTCAAACTCAGCCTTTTCACCGTTAGAGAACTTACTCTTTGCATTAGGTGAAATATCCAAGACATAGTTGACTGCCTTTTGGGCATCGGTCATTGCTTTTTCCAATGCCTCTGGGTCGTCCTTCAACTTCTTCAACCAAGATGCGAGGTACGGTCCATGATTCTCTTGAATGTTTGGTTCGATGTTGTGCGAAGCCATGAACATTGCAGATGCAATTTCCGCTACGAGTTCTTCGTATGCATATTCAGGTGTTCCGAAGGTGCCCATTTGTTCTCTTCCGAGACGACCATTTCCACCAGTCCAGTGCATCAATTCATGTGCAACTGTTGAGTAGTAGCTTCTCGCATCATTAAAGTTCTCAAAGTCTGGAACTTGAATAAAGTCGCCACTTGGTTGGAAGAATGCCTTATCTCCACCATTTTTAATAACAGCAGGAATCTCGGAAATAGTTTTCTCCAAGTCGGCAACTCTTTCTGCTTCTGGGAGAATTTCTTTCTTATCAAAATCATCAGGCATTCCATCAATTTGCTTAAGGTTGAATACCGTTGCAACCTTGAACATGATTCTTCCGTCAGTGGATGTACCATCGGCTTTTTCTTTGCCTTTAATAAACATCGGAACAAAGATTGTCGTTCCCTTTTCGCCCTTGCGAACCTGACCGCCAAGACCCTGCCACTGGTTGTATGTTGCCCACTTGTTTGAATCAAACCCACGAGCATCAGCAATTACGGATAGGAAGAACCAGTTTGAACCTGAATACTTTCTTCCAGTCGTGCCGTTTTCTGGCATTCCCGTTCTTCTCCATGGAAGTTTCCACTTACCAAGGTTTTCAGAATCTTCTAGTGCAGCAATGAGTTGTTTTTGCATTTCTGCAAAAACTTCTTCCTTGGTCTTTCTCTTTACACCGCTCTCTCCTCTTGAAGAAAATCCACGAGGGGTCAGTCCAAAGACATCACCATCTGAATATCCTCCAAGAACCGAGAGCGGGTCAACTTTTGGGCGGTCGCCGCCGGTCTTTGGGGTGGAAGGATTTGTTCCTAAGCCAACGATTTTTCTGCGCTTATTTTCAAGGTCGGTTGCTAGTGCGGCCATCTCAAAGGCATCCATGTTCTTCGCAAACAGTTTTTCAAAATCGTCTAACGATAGACCTAAATCAGCGAGCATTTCTTCAATTTTGTCTTCACTCAAACCTGGATTACTTCTTTCAAGCATCTTTCGTGCCGACTCGTAATAGTCATCCTTGGCTTGTTTGAGGTTTCGTTCAAGGGCAATCAAATTTGCCTTTGCCTCTCCGTCGTAAATTCTTCCTATTTCTTTGTCAATTTCTCCCACTGTTGCACCATCACGGTCCATTTGGTTAAAGTATGCGCGATTGTTATCAATCATGTCTTCGGCAACTCTTCTTTTTTGACCTGTTGTCATCTTGGACCACGGTACGGTATTGATTGATGGCTTATATTCTGCCGAATCATCCCAAGTTCCACCCCCAGCTGGTGGGAGAGCTCTGTCAAGAGCATTGAAGATTGAAGCATTATCATCAAGCGGTGTGTCAACAGACATGGCAGATTGGTAATCCCTATCCAACTTTGATGTTCCGCCGCGTGACGCGAATCCTTCGCCAGCAGTGCGCCCGCGTTTACGTTCCCAATATGCCTCGTTGTCTAGTTCGCGTTGCCTTTCGATACGAATATCTTCATCTAGTTTTTTTCGCTCGTCGTCTGGTAGTCCATTAATGAAATCAGCGTAATCTTCGTAGGTGAATTCAGTGTCTTCGTAAAAGCGGTCTATGTCTTCGTCGGTTGCATAGTTTCCACCATCAACAAATCCTTGTGCATAAGAATCAAGTAAGTCTTCGCTTGGTTCACCATAGGTCGCATCGTATATTTCTTTTTTGGTAACCCAATCATTGAGGGTATTAACTGTTGCATCATCAATATCGTCGGCTGTCAATTTTTTACCACGTGAAGCGAATCCGTCTGGTGTGATGTCATTTACATCGTAAGCGAATGATGCTGCTCGGTCAATTGCTTGCTCCAAAGCCGCACTTCGCTCTTCAATTCCACCGTCATGATTTTTAGAAAGTTCTTCAATGTATGGAACTGCACCGCTAAATTGCCTTAGGTACTCTCTTTCACCAAGGATTTCTCTTGCCACTTTTTCTCTTTCATTGATGAAATCAAGCAACTCATCATTGGTTCTATCTAATGCATCAGATGCATCTGCTTCATCCATTCCTTCAACATCTGGCATCATCGGTACACGAACACGCTTGCTTCTTGGAGCAGCTGGCTTGGCAAATATCTTGGGTCCGTAGAACTCAATCAATTCGTCAATCCTTTGCTTTCGCTCTTCTGGGTCAGTGATTTCGGCAAGGGATTCTCTGTCATCAGAATGCATTCTTGAAGGAACAATCCTTTGACCAGTACTGCTCTCGTTGATTGATGCACGAGAGGCGAATCCATCACGACCATTGCGTCGTGCATTCACCTTCTGAATATCACCAGTCGTGTATGCACGCTTGTTATAGTTTGTGGCCTTGCCATTTTCGTCAAGGTAGAAACCGTTCTCGTTTGTGCGGTTTGTGATTTTTGGATTTGACCGCTCAGCTGGTTCTCCCATTGAGTAGAAAGCTGACTGAGGAATTGCTTCTTCTCTTCTAAAGTCAAAGTCATCTCGCACTCGGCGCAATGTTGCACCACGGCTATCTGATGCTTCAAGGTCGTCAACTACTGATTGTGGGACATTTTCATAGATGTAGAACTCGCCGGTTCCTTTTCCATCTCGTCCACGGTATTCGACGCGGAGTTCACGCTTATCTGGGTCGTACTGAACTCTGTTAAGTGCGGCGCTAGAGCCAACGTCAACGTTTCTGTAACCCATTCCAAGCGACTCTGCTTGCATTTCCATCATTGCGATTTGACGGTCATCGTATGCTCGTGCTTTTGCATCAGCAGTGATTTCGTCAGCTGATGTTCCGCTTCCTGCGTTGATTGCTGAATCTACTGCTCGTGTAAAGTAGCGACTCTGCTCGTCTGGCCCAATTTCGTTCCAATGCGAGTCAATCTGTGCCTCATATGAACCTTCACCAAGTTCTGCACTTGCATCTGCATCTCTATCGGTTCTGTCTGAGCCACTTGCCCTTCGTACCGACTTGGATGCTTTAATTTTGTTGATGACTTTACCCTTTGAACTTGAACTAGCAAGTTCTTGAGCTTCGTCAGAAGTTACGCCTTCATAGATGTAACTTCCACCAGCATTGCCATCCTTGTCCTTGAAGGTAACAACCAGTTCTTGGGTATTCGGGTCATAGTACGACCCGTAAAGAGCGGCACTTCTGCGAACATCAATGTCCTGAATTTTTGATGGCTTCTTCCCTGCGGATGCAGGCTTAGGTGAGCGAGACTCAAAAATTTGAATCATTCTTTCTTGGACTAGAGAATTTGGTTCGCCGTATTCGTCGCTAAGTTCGTACCCATCAAAACCATCACGCGCAAGACTACGTCTAGCTTCATCTGCCAAGTCAGTCAAATCTGATTCAGACAAACTTCCTATTTCGTCACGGAGTTGCAAAACTTGTTCAAGCATGTCGTCTGATTCGGAATCTCCACGACCATTGATTGCATCAATCGTGCTTGACTTTGTAATCTCAACATCATGATTTCTCTTGACATCATTGATTACTCGACCAATTGAACTAGAACCTGCTACTTCGTTGTCAAAGTAATCAGGTGAAACATCTGAGTATGTGTAGTACCTTGCTTCCCCACCAGTTTGACCTGGCTTAAACGCAACATGGAGTTCACGAGTTTTTCTGTCATAGTGAACTGCTTCAATTGCGCTTGAGTTTGGAGTCTCAACAGTGTCAAAGCGTGAACTGCCGCGTGATGCGAATCCACTCGTTGATTTACCACTGCTTGAGAAGAGTCTGTCTTCGGGGTAATCAGCATCGTAACCATCTACGCTTGGAATCTCATCAGTATCATACTCAAGGTCTTTGTAGTTACCTTTGGCAATAGATTCTTCTCTTGAAATAATAAAACTCATTACATCATTGGCTTCTTCAAGAACCTCCGCCAAATCGTCGCCTTGTTCATCTTTCTTTTCACCGGCACGAATGAGTTCGTCAACAAGATTAATTGTGTCACGAATCTTTTCTTTCTCATTCTCTGACTCCCACAATGAGGAACCGTCGTAATGTTCAAGAGCATCAATTTCCTCAAACCTTTTGGCGAGTTCGTTCAAGTCTGACTCAAGACCACCCTCTCCGTCGTCGCCATAAAGGTTGATTGAGTTTGATTCCAAGTCTTGAATTTTTGCCCAAATGTCACTTGCTTCATCAACCTTTGCTAATTGTGCGGTGCGATACTCGCTATTTCTTTCAATATTTTCTGTTGCTTCAGAAATTGCTTCATCTAGGCTCTCAAGGAGGTCAATGTCGTCGTCATCATCTGTTACATCGTAAATTGTTGTACTAGAGTCAATCTTTACACCATTGGCTTCTGCAATTTCTCTAGCGATTCGACTGCGTGTTTCGATTAGTTCTTTGCGCTGTTTAAGCAAGTCAGCATGACGAATGTCCATGTTTGAAGAGTTGCCGTTGTCTAGTGATGGAATATCCAACAAGTCAGAAACTTCTTCCTTGTATTCATCAGTTGATTTACGGCCACCACGTGAGGCGAATCCAGAGGTGTCATTATCCTCCATGATGTATCGAAGTTCATCATCAAGTGCGCTGAACTTTTCGTTCTTGTATGCATGTGATTGCCATGCAGATTCAAGAACCTCAAGAAAATCTTCGTCGCTTAAATTGGTTCTTTCGCTAATTTGTGAATCAGCAAAAGCCTCATTTTTTTCAGATGGTGTCAAACCATTCCAGTTTTCTACTAGAGCTTTTGAGTATTCACGTAAAGGTTTTGGAATTCTTGAATCATCCTCTCGTGCGCCAAGTCTGTCTGAGATGAGTTCTTGTAATTTTGCTGCTGATGGTGGTTTACTTCCGCGTGATGCAAGGCCCATGTCGCCAGCATCGCCAAAGTCAACAAAGTCTGGATGGATTTCTGGGTTGTCCTGCAAGAATTCGTCATAATCAAAACCACCTTCTTCCAATACATTTTTTACTATGTCCCATCGTCCTTGGTCATATAGGTCGTCTTGAACTTGTTCAAATAACTTTTCTTTTTCCTTACTAGTGAATTCATCGTATGGACGCATTTCTGGCGTGGTATCACCACGTGAACCAAATCCGCGCTGACGCTCGTTGTAATTATCCGCCGCTGCATCAAGGTAGTTGTCGTAGGCAAGAGCCATTGCATACAGGGAATCGCCGTCTGCTTCTTTTAGATACTCGTCATGGATTGCATCATTTTCAATCCAGTAGTCGGCAACTCTTTCTGCTTCATCCCTATCTGCACCGCTCCCCTTGAGCGCTTCAATTGCTTCTTTTCTGAAGTCTTTTGCAAATCCGTATTTCTCTGGATTCGCCATGAGGTCTTCAATCATCGCCTCAGAGGAATGGTCGCGTGCGCCTGGGCGTGGGCTACCAGGGTTGTCTAGATAGTACTGTGCGTCAAGTTCTCCGAGCAAATCATCATTGGAATCAAGAAATTCTTGGACATCTTCTGGCAACCATTTGCCGAGGTCGTTATTCTTTCCAGGAACATCAAGTCTGTCGCCTCGTGAGGCGAATCCACTACCCCGAAGATTTGCATAGCTATTAACGTTGTTTAGGACTTCGTTGATTGCAAAGCGTTCGTTTGGCTTTATGGTTGGTCTCATCTTATAGAGGTTGGCGAGTTTTCTGATGGCGGCTTCCTCTTGTGGGCTTACCTTCCCATCACCTTTTCTCACCTTGTCCAGTCCACTCATTGCCATTCTGTACTCACTCGGTGAGAACTCGTCAGAAAGGAAGTCTCTGTTCCCTCTCTGTAGAATTCGTTCGCCATCATTTGGCATACGTGAAGCAAAGCCATCTGTTGGCTTGCCATCTCTGCTCTGCGCCTTACGTACGAATATGCGTTCAATTGCATTAGCGCGAGTCTCACGATTAGAGACACCCTCTGCTTCGTAGTCGCGCCCAATAACGCCAGCGTCACGTTGGAGAAGAACGAATCTTGCCTCGCCGTATTCGTTGCGTGCTTTTTCAAGTTCCTTCTCAAGTTCAGGAAGTGACATTTCCATCAATGAGCGGTAGTCGGATTCCATCTTTTCGTTGCGTCTAGAGTCCTCTTCGTTGAGTCTAGGGTCAAGGGCACTCGTCCTCTTTGCGGGTAATAGGTCGGCAATAAATTCTTCATCAGACAGGTCTAATCTTGCCTGTTTTTTGACCTTCTCTGCTTGCTTTGCTTTTCTTTGTTCGTTAAGAAGCAGTTTCTCAAGTTGAAGCCGTGTTTCAACACCCTCAAATTTATCTTCGCGTCCAAAGAAGTTAAACTTGTCATCATTCGTAAAACCTCTGCTGGTCTTGATTTTTTCGAGGGCATTGACGGACTCACTTAGATTCCTAGAGGCACCCAGTTCATTGAGTTCTTCCTTGCTGACATCTTGGAGAACGTAAGTCCGAATTTCTGTGCGTGTGTATTGAATTGCCCCACTTGCATCTGGCTCCCCCGCCTTCCATCCTCCACCGGTGGAAACAAATAACTCTTTGCTTTTATCGTCGTAAATAAGGTCATTAACAATTTCATCGCTTAAATTAATTTCTTCGATGGCTCCATCATCTACGACGCCTCTGACTCTACCTGGCTTGATTCTACTCAAAGAGGCAAAGCCATCTACTTCGTCATCTCCTGCATCATCTGCTGCCATGTACAATTCGTCGTATGTATTCTCGTCTTTGCGCAACCGTTTGACAAATGCATTTGCTTCACTGCGACTCATTCGGTAATTTCTCATCACCTCTTGCTTGACTTCTTCGTCAGACATTTGCGTGTAATCCATGTAGTCAACGCCATACTCAGAGTCAAGGTAGTTTTCAAAAGAACGTAATTCTTCCTTCGGTGTTGGCTTGTCGGTTAGTGAGGCCCCGCGTGAGTCAAATCCGCCACGGCTTCTTTCGTAGTCTTCGTAGTCGGGTTCGTACTTGGAATTTTGAGCATCAACCATGTAGTCGTATTGGTCGTCTACGAGGTCACTGAAGAAACGTGAAGCTATTTCATCACTTGCTATTGCCCTAATGGCATCGTCATCAGACTGGTATCTGTCAAATAAATCTTTGAGTTCAGAATCACTCAGTGGTTCTTTGCTTCGATTATTAAAACTTTCCAACTTGTCAAATTCAACTTCACCATCACCGACATGGTCAATTATGTATTCTTCAATAAACGAGTCATCAAGTTCGTCGTCATCTGGGTCAATGCCCATATTTGAACCCCAAGGTCCATTACCCTCACCACGCGATGCAAGACCACGAGCACTATCACGACCTTGTTCAAGGACTAGGTCTTGCTCATCTGCTGAGAGCTTGTCAAAGTCATCTTCTGCGAACATTTCGCCTTGACCAGCAGCTCGCTGACGGTCACGCTTTGCCTTTGGAGTGTCAAGGTCTGCTGGATTTACTAGGTCAGCAAACTCTTTATCAAGTTGACCGTAGAAGCCTTCTTCGTATGATGCAAAAATATCTTCAGCATCTGCTTGAAGTTTTGAATCAGTTGACCAGTCGCCCTCAGGAAGAAGGTCACCAATTCTGTCGCTCCAAAGATTTTCCCCGCCCCACTCACTGGTTAGTGGACCATTTCCGTCCTGAAGCAAAAATGAAACAATTCCATTTTCACGAATGAAGTCTTTATCTTCATCACTTAGATTCTTCATGTTGTCTGCAAGAATCTGAGCCCTTCCAGATGCAATGTCTGAACCACGACGACGTGAAGTATCAATTCTGTCCTGTTGTTCTGGCGTTACATCACCACGACTACCGAATCCACGCTTTGAACGATTTTTTTGATATTCGTCAAGGAATTCTCCATATTTGGGTTTCTCGTAGCGTGGATTATTGCGACCACTGAAACCATATCCGAGACGAGTGTCTTCTGCAGCAGTTCCTTCTGGCAAGATGTCACGAACTCCACTGACATCAAATGTTTCTTTGCCGGTTGATTCTGTTCTCTTTGGTGGAACGAAATCTTTTCCGAACTGTTGCTTGTAGGCATCACGACGTGAGAACTCATGCGAAAGTTTGAAGAGTTCTGCATCTGTCTTTTCTCTGTCTGAACCGGTTTGTCCACGACGAGCAGCAACAAGTTTCTGACCTTCTGCACGGAGACCATCTTCTGACATGTCCCAGTACTTTGCGAGTCCTTCGTTTTCTGGTCGACGATTAGCAAGGAACGAAATGTCGTCCATCGTGCGTGGTTGCAGTTCTCCTGCAGCCAATGCTTCTTGACGCTCCGTACCAGAGAGAAGACTCGGGTCCTTCGTCGGCTTCTTGCCGGTTCTGATTGTCGGCTTGTCAAGTAGCTCATTTGAGTCACGATTCTTTCCACCAATATCTGGAAGATTCATGTCTGGCTTCTTAATAGGAATGTACGGTCTCTGGAATGCAGTACCGTCTTGCGCAAATCCGTCGTTGTCGCCGTCAATTGCAAATGGGTTGAACGACTGTGAGAGGGTTCTTAGGTTCCCAACCGACTGACCGATTGTTTGACCAATCGCCTTAACTGCGGTCTGGAGCGCATCAATTGCTTGTGCAGAGATGCTTCCGTTTACAATAATTCCATTGTCTGAATCAGTTGTTGAAAGATTGTGATACTTGAATACCGGCTGAAGCATGCTCTTGGCTTGCACAATGTGACCCTGAGGGATTTCAATAAGGTGTGCATATGCAGACTTACCAATACCCACTTGACCACCAAGCATTGTGTTCATTTCGTCTTGGTCGTCATCTCGGTACGGAATCTGTTGTGGTTGCATTGGAACCATTGATTCATCTGCTGGCTTAACTTCAATCTGTTGTTGAACTGGTGGCTTGTTTTGATTTCCAGAATAAGCTTCTGGCTTGCCAAACATGAATGTGTTGTAAGCGTCTGGGGTGTGGTAACCAACTCTGTACATAGAAACTTTTCCGTCAGTTGTTGTTCTGCGGAAAACAATGAAACTATCTGTTGCTTCAACAATGTCAACCTTTGAGCCAGTTCTTTCACTGAGCTCTGATTGGATTTTCTGTGTCTTCTCAGCATCTAATGGTTGTGCAAGACCTTCTGCAAAAATATCAAAAGGCTCGTCTTGTTCTTGTTCCTGCTCCTGTGGTGCTGCAATGACAATCATTCTTGGCTGTTGTAGTTGTTCACCCATCATTGACATGCCTGGGATAATTGGCATCATGTGATTCTTTGAATCGCTCTTAACGGAGATTGTTCCAGTCAATTGATTAGCACCATGAAGCACTGGTGACACTTCGTAGAGCTCTACTTCTCTGAGAACATTTGCTTGTTGTGCTGTATCAAATGCACCATTGATTGTTTTGTAACCAATAGACCATTCCTGCTCTTCTCCAAAGAATGCAACGCTCGCAAATGCTTCTTTGCCTTTTTCTGACTGAAGGTTAAATTGAACCTTTGCATACAAACCGCCAATTCCAGCATTTTTCATTTTTGCTGGGAGACGTGGGTCGCCTGGTGGAACTTCGTACATCTCAAGGACTTTTCCAATTGGGTCATTCCAACTGTGAGCCCATACAACTCTTGGCTTACGACGGGTGAGGCTCTTGGCAAACGCACCAGTTACAACGATGTCACCAACTGAGTCCTTGTTGCCAATTCCTGCAACGAAACATTCGACAATTCCTTGCAGTTCGTCAAGAGCGATTGCTCCGCTAGCTGCTGATTTGAATTCAAATTGTTCGTTCATTTTCCACCAATCAAATAGAGTGTTTAAATCATAAGACACTTATTTGATTGGGGACTGCAACTAATCGCCAAAAAGTTTATGTTTCACTATTTATATATAGTGAAACTAGTAAATTGAATTCCAAGCATCGTTCGTCTCTTCAAAAGCAACTTCATGACGAACTTTTCCATGAAGGTTGGCGTACATCTCAATAATGTCCCTCTTCAGCGACTCATGTCGGGCTTCTTCGCCTGGAGTGTTGACTGCATTGATGATTGCATTCTTTACTTGACCAAACATGTCGGAGTTAAGTTGCTTGATGTTTTCAATATGTCGGTAGACCTTGACATTGATTTCAAGTTCGTTCCATGTTGCATTAGGTTGCTTTACTTCAATGGCATCTTTAACGATTGCTGATAGCACTGGCTTGATGTCTTCCTCTAGTTGTCTGTTCCATACATCTGGACTGAGGATTGATTCGGCTTCAAGAGTTCCAGCAAATAGTGCCTTGCGTGATTTGACTCCATTTGCCTTTTCCATCACGACTCGTTGCTGTCTTTCCAGAACACGCTCAAGTGAGCGGTCTAGGATTTCAACCCATCTATCCATCGTCCTTGCAGGCTCTTCTGATTTGTAACTCATCACCGAACTAGCAGAAGCCATTCCCTCTGGGAGTGGGGCAGTTGCTGTCTCGGGAGCGCCAAGTGGTGGGGACATTTCCCCTGGGGGTGCACCAGCGCCACTAGTTGCAGCAGCCAAAGCACCAGCCATAGTGTTCGGGTCAAGACCTGATGGTGGAGCGCCCTCAACCGGTGGCATACCTGGAGGCATTGCACCCTCTGGCCCTGGTGGCATTCCTGGAGCACCAGGTGCGGCACCAGCCATCATTGGTGGCTCTTCCATCTTCTTCTTTGTGTTGGCGATTGGTGTGAGGTTTGGATTCATCAACAATGAGTCAGCCAAGTCTGCATCAACCTCTTTGCGACCGCTCATCATTCGGTATTCGTTAACGCTGATGAGACCCTGCGAGAGTTCGTCTTTCAAATATCTTTCGCGCTCTTGCTTGTAGAGCATAAGAACTGGAACAAGGCTTGTGTCAAAGTCAATGTAATGAACATCATCAAGTTCGTCAAGGGCACGAGCAATCGGTTCTAGGTGGGGAAGCATTGTCTCGGTCCAGAACACACGAATTTCTTCGCTTGCATTACTGAAGGTTCTTCCAGCCGCATTGCCGATTACCGTCTCTGGGACGCCGAATGCTGCAAGAATTTCTTCTTTCGTAATTTGTCGCATTTGAATATAGGCGGCATCACGTGGGCTTGCGGAAACATCAACAAAGTCAACGCCATCGTCGGCAGACAGGACCGTAGTTCTTCCGGTGGTAGCGAGATTGCCTCTAAACCTGTTCTTTAGTTCTTCCTTGTCGTCATCATCAATTTCGCCCTTAACTACAAGAAGGCTTCCTGGTCGACCATCATTCATCAAAAAGTTTCTGTTATATAGTTTTGCAAAGTTTTCAATTTCAATTGCAATACCGGCTGATTCCATTGGCGTTAATGACAGGTAAGGGTCAAGTGGGTGTGGTCTTCTAACCCAGACAACATCCTCTGGTTTGAGGATTACTGGCTCACCGTTTGGCATCATCACCTCGTACCCAGAAACAAATTTCTTTGGGTCTGGGATTGGAGAAGTTGCTTGAGGCGGGAGAAGGTTTAGACCAATAATGTCGCCGTTCCTGCCTCTCACCTTTTCAATGAATGCTCCACGGGTTCCAAGAAGTAACTGTGATGAAAGCCTGTAGCGAAAGATAAACGAGTTTTCACCGATGTTGGATTTAGTGTTTAATACTTGAAGAAGTGTTGAGTCTTCTGCTTTTCTACCAACAATGACTTCACCGTCCGGTGAATTGTCTTTACGGAGAATAATTGGGAGTCTTGCTTGGTTCCCAGCGATTACGTCAATACACCTAGCCACCCATGTGACTCGCTGCATTCCTTCTCTGTAGGCTCGCTCAATGTCCCAAGAATCCTTGTATGGCTTACCAACGAAAGATGAGTCATTGGCTATGGGCGCGCCGGGTCCAATCCCCTTGGAGTTGATATTATTGAGGGCTTTATTTGAGCCTGTGTTCCATGCCATATTTATTCAAGACCTAACAAGAATCCGACTATTCCACATGCCAAACCTGCAACTATCAATCCAGCTGGAGGGAATATTAAACCAGCACCGATTGCCGTTAACAGTATAAATGAAATCATTAAAAAATTAGCGATATAACCACGGTTTATTAAAGCAAGTTTAATTTTAGCAAATATTCTTTTCATGCGCACCGTCCTACATTACCCGATTAATGTGTTCTAATCTAGAACAACAATTTTTATTTGGAGATTACATGCCTGACTGGGTTGAAATTCTTGAGTACCTTGAACCGAAGGAACCACTGTATTGCCCAGAAGAAGGTTCCTTAAACCAAAGAGCATTCCTTAGATACTATGGGCTAGAAGCGCTCTTTGGTGGAGCAGCGGGTGGAGGAAAGTCTTCAGCATTGTTGATGGCAGCACTTCAGTATGTAGACATTCCTGGATATTCAGCAATTCTTTTTCGTAGAACATTTGCCGACTTGTCGCTTCCTGGAGCGTTGATGGACCGTTTCAAAGCATGGATTGCAAATTACGACGATATTCACTGGAATAACAACAGTTTTCAAGCAACCTTCCCATCTGGGGCAAGAATCTCATTTGGTTATCTAAACAATACTGGCGACTACCTTCGTTATAAAGGTTCCGAATTCCAATTCATCGGAATGGATGAGGTTACGGAAATACGTGAATCCGACTATCGCTACTTGTTCTCTCGTCTTCGCCGTCCTGCTGGTGGACCACTTTCTCAGGTTCCATTAAGAATGAGGTCAGCCTCAAACCCTGCCCCAAACTGGGTTCGCCAAAGATTTATCATTGAGGGAAAAAAGGAGGGAAGAATCTTCGTACCCTCCAAGCTGACCGACAACCCAGGAATTGATGCCGCATCATACCGACAAGCACTTTCCGCTCTTGACCCAGTTGAAAGACGAAGACTTGAAGAGGGCGACTGGTGGGCAACCACTCTGGGTAGCCTCTTTGACAGAACCTCAATGGTGCTTATTGATGAGGGGGATATCCCTCAAATCACCTCAGCGGCCAGAGTCGTCAGATTTTGGGACTTGGCGGCAACCGAGCCATCTTCCAGCAACCCAAACCCCGACTGGACGGTTGGGACTCTTATGATGTTTGACGGCGGTGTTGCCTACATCCTTGATGTGAAGAGAGCACGGGTCAGGGGCGAGAAGGTTGAAGCCCTAATCTCACAAACCGCCTACGAGGATGGGAAAATGGTGGCAATTAGAATGGAGCAAGAACCAGGCTCATCTGGAAAAGCCCTTGTTGACCAATATGCCCGATATGTCCTTCCTGGTCATGACTTTCAAGGCTTGAGGGCAACTGGAGACAAGCTAACCAGAGCCAGACCATTTGCTGCAGCGGTGGCTAATGGAAACGTTCGAGTGATGCGAGGTGCATGGCTGACTGCTTGGCTTGACGAATTGTCCTCATTCCCTGAAGCCGCAGACCACGATGACCAAGTTGACTCTGCAGTTGGGGCTTTTACATTTTTAACTGGCTTGGGGTTGCCTCAGAGGAAAAGAGTCAGTATCATCGCTTAGGTACTAATAGCCACTCTTACTAAAAGGAGCAATGTGGACCTACACCATGCAGTTGCCAGTTTGGGCAAAGCCGTCACAGAATTAAATGAGTTAATTGAAAAAGAATTCTCTGACTCACCAGACATGGAACCAAAAATGTTTAACGAGTATGCCGAGGCGCTGATTGAACTTCATTCAGTCAAGGCAGAACTGAAGGTTGTTTATGATTCCTTCGCATGGAAAATCCAACCACGGATTGACGACTACGAACCACTCACACTGGGTAACGGACTTATTGAAAAGAGTTACAACACGCGTCGCACTGGTTGGCAGCACAAGGATTTGGCTAATGCAGTCGCTCAACGGATTTCTTCAATGGCCATTGATATGGATACTGGAGAAGTAAAAGCAAGCACAGAAGAAATGATTACAAAACTGCTTGACTACATTCAGCCAAACTACTGGAAGGTCGGGGAGTTAAGAAAGATTGGTTTAAACGCAGACAACTATTGCGAAACCGGTGATACAAGAATAAGCCTTATTATCCGAAAGGGAAAGCAGGAAGAATCAAATGACTACGACGAATAACACATACCAAAACCTATCCGAACCATTTCCACAGGAGATGGAGCGCACCCTAAACAAGGGTGGAGCAAGCCTTACGTACATCCCCGTCAGCGAAGTCCTCAACAGGATGAACAAAGTCCTCGGTGTCGAGGAGTGGTCGTTCTCAATCAAGAAGTGGGAACAACTCGGAACCTCAATCGTTGCCCATGTTGTGGTCAATGCAAACATCAACGGAAAAGTTGTTTCACGTGATGGTGTTGGTGGGCAAAAGATTAAAATCAATAAGCAGGGCGAGCCAGTAGACATTGGCGATGAAGTCAAAGGTGCTGTTTCCGATGCTTTGAAAAAAGCGGTACAGACTCTTGGTGTTGGTCTTTATCTTGCCCGTAGCGAAGAAGCAATGGAGATTGAACAAGTGATGGATGCTCCTGCACCGTCAGCGGTTGAGGTAGAGAACTTCAGCAAACTTGTTGGCATCACGAAGGCATTCTCTGATGAGCAAAAGCTCACATTGAACCAGCGATGGGTAAAAATTGCTGGTGACACACCAAAGCCACGCAAGGCTGGAGATGTATCTTCCGACTTACTTGAACAACTACTCACCGAAGCAGTTTCCGTATCGTTTAATGCAACTGCCATCTAACGATGGAGGGGTAATAGTCCCTCCTCCGTATCTTTCGGCATCATCAATTGCAACATGGAAGCAATGTCCACTTAGGTACAAACTAAGTCGCATTGACAAAGTCCCAGAGGGCACTAGCGAAGCTTTGTTGATGGGCTCGTTCGTGCACGAGGTTCTTGAACACTTGTACAAGCAACCTGCCGCCGAAAGAACACTGCTCAATGCAAAACAAATTTCTTCTTATATTTGGTCTGCAAATAACTGGCAACAGCAAGTTGAGCAAATCATCCATACGGAGCAGGGCATAAGACAGCTCAGATGGAACTCTTGGTGGTGTATTGAAAACCTTTGGATAATTGAAGACCCAATGCACATTGAGCCGAGTGGAGTTGAGAACGAGGTCGGTGGCGAGATTGCTACTGGTGTTGTTCTTAAGGGTTTTATTGACCGCTATTCAGTTTCTGAAAACGGTGGTTTGAAAATCTCTGACTACAAAACCGGCAAAGCCCCAAAAATGAAAAAGTGGCTTGAGGAAAAATGGTATCAACTTTCAATTTATGCAATGTTGCTTGGTGAGGAATTACAGAAACCAATTGACGAACTTGAATTGATATTCCTCAAAGAGGCTATAAAATTTACACACAAGCCAACGCCGGAAGACATCGAAGAAGTCAAGCAAGACATCATAAAAACACATAAAGAGATTACCGAAGCATGTGCTAGTGCGGAGTTTGAAACCAAGGTTGGAAAACTCTGCGACTGGTGCTCGTATCAGGGAATATGCCCAGCATGGGTTGGGAAGAAGAGAGGCAAGAGATGGTAATTGATAACGACACATTTGCGAAAATGGTTGCAGAGGAAGTTAAGAACAAACTCTCCCCATCACAAAGAAACACCCTCTTGGAGCAACATAACTGGGATAGGTGGCAGAGTGCATTGGTTGCTCTTGCAGACAACCTCAACAATCAAATTATGTCAATTGAGGCCGACTCCGAAGCAGATACCAATAGGTATTCGTCTTTCGGGAATGATGGCTCAAAGTTGATTGAGGCATCTGAAACTGCATACACCAATCGCAAGAGAAAAATTGAACGGTTCAAATTCCATGTTGAGCGACGTCTTGATGATGTAACAAAGATGATTGAAACTGGAGCGGTTACCGAGAGCAATGGATGGGAAGAGGTTTCGTTCTATCGGAGAGCCATTGTTCAGCATCGTTTGATGCTCCAAGAATATGACCTTGAAGAAACCTCAATTGATAGAGCACTTTGGGCCGCACTGGACAAGAGGTGGGAATTTGACAAAGTTGATTTGTCGTCAATATGATTCGGAAGCGAAGTGCAAAAAAGGAAGCAGAATACAAACTCCGTAGACCTTTTGTTGAAGAGATACTAACGAAATATCCAGCATGTCAAGCCTGTCCAGTATTTGCAGAACATGACGAAAAGAAAACTTATGTTAGAAACCGCTCGACCGATGTACATGAATTGATTCGTCGTTCACAGGGTGGCTCAATACTTGACCCAGACAATGTTCTGGCTGTCTGCAGACCTTGCCATACAAGAATCGGTAATTATCCACAACTTGCTTTTGACCTTGGTTTGGCGAAGCATGGGTGGGAGCGGTGATATATCTTAAACTTTTTTAATACTTGCATTAATATATTTTTCACTAAATGTAAACTGGGTTTCCTTAGGACCGTTATAGGTGCGAAAGTCGGGTGGGGAGACTCACTCGGCTTTTGCATGTTAACCGTTATGCTCTAGTTGATGAAAATCCTTGCGCTTGACCTCTCGCTTACCTCTACTGGGTATTGCCATGATGGGCAAACCGGAGTCATTGCACTCAAGACGACTGGTGCGGAAAGACTTTCCCAGATTAAAAAAGAAGTTGAGTCACTAGCGCTCAAGTTTTCTATCAATGGCGTTGTTATGGAGGGTTATTCATTTGCTTCTCGCCACTCCCAAGCCCACTCAATAGGGGAGCTTGGTGGGGTTATTAGGCTTTTACTTTGGGAATCAGGAATCCCATACGTACTCATCCCGCCCACCTGCCGTGCAAAATTCGCAACAGGGAAGGGTAATGCATCCAAGAACGAGGTTGTTTCTGCAGTTTCTGCCAGAACTGGAATCGTATGGAGCAACCCAGGTGCAGACGACAAATGCGATGCTTGGATTCTTGACGAAATGGTTAAAACTAATTTTGGATTGAGCGAGATTGATTGGCCGCAAGTGAATAAAGATGCATTAAAGACTGTAGATTGGTCACCACTCGAATTACTACGAAAGGACTAACCGACTTGAGAAGTTCACCAATCAGTCAGGTTGAAATTGAAGAAGAATTATTGCGCCTTCTTGAATTATTAGAAGAACACACCGAGGCATTTGAAACACTTGCTGAAGACAATGCAAAAAAAGAAGCAAGGATGAAGGCTGAATGGGCAAAGGAATATCTTTCAGCCAAAGGCTCAATCAAGGAGCGCGAAGCTTGGGCGGACTATAAGCTTGCTGACCAAGAATTTGAAGCAAAAGTCGCAGAAGCATTGGTTAAGGCCAAGAGAGAAAAACTACTTTCGCTTCGCACATCAATTGATGCATTGCGCACCCTGAATGCCAATGTGAGGAGTCAGGTGTGAGTTACATTCATAAATCACTCCAGGGTTCCGCCGTCAACATTGACACTCTTGTCCACTTGGAGAACAACCCAAGACGTGGCGATGTTGATGCAATCATGTCTTCATATAGGGAGTTTGGGCAAATGAAGCCAATCGTTGCTCGCAAGAATGATGATGGAACAGCAACCGTAATTGCTGGCAACCACCAACTTGAGGCTGCCATTCGTCTTGGCTGGAAAGAGATTGCATGTGTCTACATTGACGGCGATGAGGCAAGGTCTATTGCCTATGCGATTGCCGACAACAGAACAATGGAGCTTGGAAAAACAGATGAGAGAATCTTGTCTGAACTTCTTCTGCAAATTAATGACGAGTATTCAGACCTAATTGATGACCTCGGATGGGATGAATTTGAGATTGCCGCTATTGAAGAGTTTTCAAACATAGAAGAAAGCGAATTAGCGACCAGCACATCATTCACTCCTCCTGTTATGAATCAAACTCCGGTTTCCCAGTTGGTAAAAGAACTAAGAGAAGACGGAGAACTGCATGCAAACGATGATGTTGACCATAGCGAATTAGCTATAAAGGGAAGCACTGCGGCAACTGGTTCAAAGTCGGCAAACGCGATAGTCCAATACACAATCGTCTTTGACTCAGTCCAACAGCAGTCACGCTGGTATGACTTTATTAGGTGGCTCCGAAGCAATCCAAGCATTGATGGGAACACCACTTCCGAAAGACTGATGAACTTTATTGACGAGCATTGCGAGATATAGGAATTTTGTGAGTGACACAGATAAAGATTTTCGTATAGCAGAGCTTATTCATGAATCTGCTTACCACCAATTAAAGGCAAATCGCTTGGGTCGAGAAGTTGTAGAACTTAAAAAAGAAATTTTAAGACTTGAAGACGAAATAGAAAAATTAAAAACAAACTAGAAATGCTGATTGGGGACAAGGTGTCACAAAAGGGAACAATTGGACAAATTACTAGAGCTGGGAAAACAGAAGATTGTGTTTATGTAATCTGGCAGACACGAGACCCAGTTAATACATGGTATGTAAACATCCAAGTTAATGGCAAGCTTGCGAGATGCAAACTCCTGTCATTGATTGACAGAAGACCACATGAGATAAACAATGGATTTACCCAAGATGCATGGTCTTTTGAAATTATTGACGATAAAACTTTCTACAAAATCGCCAGTGGTGGCTTACCAATTCCACCACGAGACCTATAAATAGACAGGAGGGGCAAATGTGGTGGAGTCCTTGGGCACTTCTTGTTGACCTTGATAGTGTAAAAATTGATGAAAAAATTAAACTAAAAGCAACTAAGTTGCGTGAAGAGTGCAAATCATTATTAAATCAAAGTAAAGCAGTTACTGATAAATGGAAGATAATCGATAATACAGTTGTCATTTTGCAAACTGACAAAATTAAAAATGACGAAATTATGGTTCAGTATAAAAAAACCATGTTGAAACTGCAAAAACTCTTAAGTCCATGGCATGGAAAGCTAAGCCGATAAATCATGACTAGACAACGATTATTTTTAGATATGAGTTGTGTTGATGCCGCCCGTGCACGAATAAGACATGTTTACGACACATTTGACACTGTTTGTATTCAGTTCTCTGGTGGTAAAGACTCAACTGCAGTTCTGTATCTAGCGAAAGAAATACATGAGGAACGTGGGCTTGGTCCAGTAAAGGTTATTTTCCGTGACGAGGAAATGGTCAGCCCGTTAGTCATTGATTATGTTATGAAGATTCGTGACTACGACTGGGTTGACATGGAATGGTATTGCCTCCCATATGGGGCAGAAGTCTGGATTCTTGGTCGGCGAGAATCTGCAATCCTTTGGAGCCAACGACGCAAAGACCTTGGCGAGTGGGTCAGACCAATGCCAGATTTTGCCATCAATGCAACCAGTTTTGGTTTGACACACGAAACCGCTTTGCCAGAATCAATTGACTACTACACGATGCAGGGGAAACCTGGAAGGGTCGCCTTCATTACTGGAGTTCGGGCAAATGAATCCATGATTCGTTACCGTTCGTGTGTACAGAAGTTGCATGAGAATTACATTGTCTCCCCATACAAAATGAAAAAAGGGATTCCACTCAAGTTTGCAAAAATAATCTATGACTGGCAAATGGATGATGTTCTTAAATTTATAACCGAAGAACATGGTGCAGAGTACTGCGAGTACTACGATGTTGCAGCGATGACCGGAAGTAACACCCGAGTCGGCATTCCGCTTCACTCTGTGGCAATACGAAGAATTGGTGACGTTATTGCAACGGAGCCTGGGTTCTATGACAGGTTGGTTGAGGTGTACCCAAGAATTGATTCTCAGAGGCGAATGTGGCCAGACTTTGATATTGAAGCCCTCATTGCGCTTTATGCACAAGATGGATTTGATGGAGCAGGCAAGTTCATTGACGAATACATTATTGGTCCGACCATGCAGAGAAGAGCTCGGGTTTATGTTTCAAAGTTCCGCACGAAACACATGCAAGACCCATTTTCCTATCCAATCAACTGGCTGATTCGGAATCTTCTTCTCAATGAAATCAATGTCACATCGGCATCGCCGGTTGGTCCAGGAACAAAAGCCCATGCTGTTCGCAGCACTGAAATAGTAGAGGTGGTATTGGATGAAAGTTGAAATGATAAATGTCGGAGAACTCAAGATGGCAGAATGGGCAGCAACCCACATTCTTAGACCAGACCTCCTTACTCTTGCAGTTTCTCTTGGTGACTACGGATTTATTCAGCCGATTATTGTGAGAAAAGCAACAAATGAGATTATTGATGGAAATCAGAGATTCCTCCTTGCAATCAGTAACCCCCACATTAAAGAAAAGGTCGGGCAAGAGATTCCGGTTCATTATGTTGACTGTTCATCCGCCCAAGCAATGATGATGCACCTTCAGCTCAATCGTGGGCGAGGTGTTCAACAGGTTCGCCGAGTATCAAGCATTATCCGAAAACTGTCAATATCAAAGGCTTATTCAACCAAAGACTTTGCAAGACTGCTCTCAATGAGGGTTGACGAACTTGAACTCCTTTTAGATGGAACACTTATCAAAATGAGGAAAATCCCACAACATACTTATTCTCGGGCATGGGTTCCGATTGAGGTTCCTGCCGGAGAAGAGACCCCTGTATCCATTGAAAGACCGCCAAATCCAGATAGATAGTTCTGGAGGTATTTAATAGTGGTAAAATCTGAACTGTAAATATTCACAGTTTGGAGAAGGTTCATGCCTACACCCGGAATGGGCGGAGAAGAAGGATTCAGTCTTACGCGCCGAATTGGCCGTGCCCTTGGCATTGGCAGAAGAGGTAGGCTCCGTGATGCTGTTCGTGACTTCCGCAAACCAAGACCTAAGGCTCGTGGTCGACGTGGCGACTTGCGACGTGGCGTAAACGAAGTCTCAAGACTCGGTAGATAAACAAAGGAGACCCTATGGCTTTGGTTTCCTTAGCCGAACTGAGGTCCTATATGGATATCAGTTTGACAAATCGTCAGCAAGATGCAGCGGAGCTAGTCCTTGATGGTCTACAAAGCGAACTAGAGGCATATCTCAGACGACCAATTGAGATTGAAACTTTTAACGAAGAGTACACATACCCAAGTACGGATACTGGAATCCCTATGGATTCTTTCTTTAAAAATTCAAATCCATATGGCTCGTCTTTTTATAGTTCATCTGTTGGTGACACGACCTACCTTGAACCTCCACAAACCATCTATTTAAGAAATTCCCCAGTTGTAACCGTTACTGAAGTTATTTACAAACCATTGATGGGTAATGAGCGAGAACTTGTAGAAGGTGTTGACTTCCTCATCAGGCGATACGGGATTGATGTATTCAGGGCTTTTGCAAACGACACCATTGAAGTCACCTATACGGCCGGACTCAATGGGGCAGGTATCCCGATGTTTAAATTGATGATTCTTCGTGCTGCTACCAGAGAAATGCAGAATATGCACGACGATGTTGTTGGAATCAAAGACCTAGAAGCAAGAAATGTTGCTCCAATGCAGACTGGTTTCCTAGAGACAGAACTTATGGCTCTTAAGAAATTCAGGCGGAATCGGATTGCATAATGGCTAGGTCCACATACATCCATATCAAAGTGGATGCGAAAAAAGCAATCAAGCGAATGGTTGACATGAAGAGGCGTGGCAAAGACTTCGCCCCAGTATTCAAGGAGGCTCGTTCTGGTCTTGAGGCATGGAACTCAGCGAACTTCACCCAGAACGGTGTTCCATCTGGAAGTCCTTGGAATGCCCTCCACTCATCAACCCTTCAATGGAAAGCGATGCACTACCCTGGGGCAACACCAATGGTTAGAACTGGTAAGTTGTTTAGAAGTTTGACAAGCCTCAAAGGTCCAGCAAATACGATTGGTGGAAATGAAGCAGAATTTGGAACAAACATCAAATATGCAAAATTTCATCAATACGGAACAACCAATATGGCGGCAAGAAAACTAGTCTTTGAACCACCGATGTTTGCTAAGAGGCTTGCACGGATTGCCGCCAATTATCAGGCGCATGGAAAAGTTGGGAAAGTGACTAACTCATGATTGACCTAATGCATGGACCGCAATACGCAAAGAAGTATGTCTCTGACTACCTTGAAAGAGATATGCCAATCCGCCTTGTTGCTTATAGAAACGGCTGGAATGTTGACGACGTCACCCTGCCAACACCGGTCAAGTACCTATCTTACGAACCAATCGCCCTTGATGATTGGCCAACGATTATTACCGTTGTCATGTCTACGAATAAGTTTGAGCGAATTGATTTTGACCATCATGACCCTGTTTACCGAGTTACCTACTCAATGCGTACATACGTGTGGGTTAGAACTGAGTATTCAGATGAGTGCACGACAATGAGGGACAGGCTCACCGTGGTCGTTCGCTCTGCCCTTTTGGACTATCCATGTATGCAGGCAACCGACCCACGCGAGTCGTGGATGGCTCGAATTGACGAAACATCCATCCGAGAGGAATTCTCAGATTTAACCCTCCTAAAGGGTGACAGGGTGCTTGCTGGTGCCTTTATTGGGTATGACTTAACCATTGATGAAGTGGTGGCTCGGGAAACACTTGGAACGGTCAGCATTATTGACTTGGACATTAAGCAGAATCCGATTTCCCCATCGGCTTCCATCACTTATAATCCATAACTATTAATAAGATGATTTTTAGAAGTTGCATTAATAATCCACCTATCTTGGGTACAATCGTATGAACAAGAGGCAGAGTTTTTGCCTGTAACAAACAATTAGTGAGGTCCCATGCCCGGTGTAGTGATTTCAACAGCAGTACGAACTGGTCCTTCAAGCCCAACAGTCCGTGAATCGTCGCAGGCTTTTTTCGTTGGTCTCGCCGACCGCGGCCCAACCGACTCTGCTCTCAAGGTTTCAAGCATTGAGGAATTTGAAGACATTTATGGTGGATATGTTTCTTATGCATATCTTCACCCAACAGTCGAAACCTTCTTCGAAGAGGGTGGCACACAGTGCTACATCGCACGTGTTGCTGGCAGTGCCGCAACTACTGGCGTAAAGAACATCACGAGCAGCGGTAGCGTTGCATTCTCACTTGAGGCAAATGGTCCTGGAGACTGGAGCACTGACCTCAACGTAACAACCTTGGCTGGAACTGCAGCCAATACTTTCATTGTCAAGTTGTTCCTTGGTACAGATTTGCTCATGAGTACATTCAACTGCTCATCAAACGAAGTTGCAGTTGGAAAGATTAACTCACACCCAGTTGCCAGCAAGTATGTAATTGCATCACTTGATAATGCGACAACGACTGCACTTCCAGACCCTTATGTTACAACTTCGGCATTCTCTGCTGGAGCCGACGACAGAGCATCCGTTGTTGCTGCGGACTATGTAACTGGTCTTGGATTGTTCAACGATGCACTTGGAACTGGCGCAGTATCTTGTCCTGAGAATGCATCAGCCACTGTCTACACAGGACTTGTTGCCCACGCAAACACTTATAGCAGAATTGCAATTCTTCATGGTTTGTCGGACGACACCCAACAAGACATCATTGCCTTGGCGCAAACAATCGCTGGAGGTCTTGAGGATACAGAGCATGCAGCCTTGTTCTATCCTTGGGTTTATGTGCCGACTGCAGTCGCTGGCATTAACCGCATGATTCCACCAGATGGTTATATTGCTGGTAAGCGTTCGGCAGCACACAATACTGCTGGCTCGCATGTTCCTTATGCTGGTCTACTTTCACAGGCAGTATTCGTAAATGGTGTTGTTACAGAAGTAAACAAATCAAACGGAGACATTCTTGATGAAGAGGGAGTGAACGCAATCCGAGTAATTCAAAATACGATTCGTATTTACGGTGCTCGTTCACTTTCCCCAGACTCCAACAATTACCGTTACATCACGGCACAGGACATTGTGAACGGAATCGTAACTGATAGCAATCGGACTCTTGAGTCTGTGGTATTCTCGACTATTGACGGACGTAACAACTCGTTCGCTTCTGTTGAAGCAAAACTGATTGCAGTTCTTGAGGCCGCTAGAATTTCTGGTGCACTCTACGAAGCATTTGATGCAAACGGAAAACGAATTGACTTTGGTTACACAGTCAAGTGTGATAAATCGCTCAATCCGGTAAGCCAGCTCGCAACTGGTCTTATCAAGGCTCGCGTTGGAGTAAGAGTATCCAGCGTTGGCGACAAGATTGAAGTGAACATCATCAAATCAAATCTCACCACATCAGTTGTCTGATAAACAGAGGAGTAAGTAATGGCAAAAGTAGCTCAAAGGCAAGTTCTCGCCGACATCGCACCGGTGGACTTGAACAATCCTCAGTTTGAGGGGTTCAAATTCGCTCAAGTATCTGGTGGAGAAATCACAGCCTCTGTAGAAAAGATTTACGAAGGCGGAGCAAAGCGTCCAACAGTTCTCTGCGCACCTGCAGAAATTGGCGACATCACGCTGACTGCACACTACGACGATGAAACTAGGAATTCGGCTGGTGCTGATGGTCTTGCAAAGAAGATTTCTCTTCTTCGCGCCCTTGTCGGACAAGCATTCTACGACATCAACATCAAGAACTACGACTGTGACCTCGCAGTTCGTGGAACCGACAGAGTGTACAAGAGTTCACTTCTTGTTGGTTTGACTGAGCCAGACGGCGACTCGTCATCTGGTGCTCCTGCTACCTTTGCCCTGACCTTCTCGGTCAGTGATGTAAGCGTAGCAACAACAGCCTAATCACCCCCCGTATCAACGGGGTTTTGTAAAGCAGTAGGAATAGTTCCACTGGCATTGGGTCTGATGGTGATAGTTTGCCTATTAATCCACCCATATACCAAAAGGAACATCACCCATGTCCAATAACGACCTGTATTCAGAAGTATCTCCTGAAACCAAGGAAGTAAAACAACAAGCTCGTGCAAAAGCAAATGGCGAGCCAAGCGTTCTTGAACGACTTAGCGCAACAATTGCTGCAAAAGTCAAGCGTGAAGATGTTTACATTGAAATCCCAGAACGTAAAGGTGTAAAACTTCGCATCAGCCCAAACATCTCCCAGTCACAAGTAAAAGGCTGGAGAAAGCAAGCTGGAGAAGATAGCCGTCAAGGTATGGACGGAACAAAGTTTGCTTGTTACGTAATTGGTCATACGACTGATGGAATCTTATTCAACGATGAAGAAGTCAATGACGAAGATGGTTATCCATTGAACTTTGCATCTTCAGCAGTATTGAAGATGACTGACACAACTCGTCCAATCCCAGAGGCTGTTCGCGCATTCTTTGGTTTGGACCCACACGTGGAAGCGGCCGCAGTTGCAATTCTTGATGCATCTGGATTCGGCGACACGATTGAGGCCATGGACCCTACGAAGGAATCTTCGACGAACTAGTTGAGGATTCCAGAATCGTAACAGCGGCTCGATTGG